CAAATGACGAGTATGAACGTCTTGAGATAGGCTATTATTACGAAGGCTATATAGTAATACCTCAATCTAATATTTCTAAAAAGGTAAGTTATTGTTGTTGCGATTTCTTTATACTTGTACCTAATAAATATAGTAATGAATATTTAGGTGGAGAAACTTATATGAGAAAGTATTTATATGAAAGATAACGAATATTCTTTTTTGCAGAAATTAACTCCAGATGAATTCAAAGATAAGTTAAGACCTTTTATAGTTAACGGAAGAGAAGTATTTGAAAGAGGTGATTATTCTCTAGTCTTTATCGATAGTAAGGAAACTGTTTATGCTTTACATTCTAGTTTGTTTACTGATGAAGAGGAAGAATATCATTGGTGGGTGAGTGTAGATGTGTTAAGTCTGTATAATGCACATTATCCTGATTTGATTAAGGGAGATGACATTATTGCTCTTAAGATTAAGAATCTAGGTGATTGTTATGTAGCTGTTCCTAGTAAGTTTAATTCTCAAGATTGGGAAGCTAGTTATATTCATTTGAAAGGTGGTTATTATTTAGTAGTTGTAAATAAGAAAACTAAAGAGACTATTAAGATATTTACTTCTGTTCATACTACTGTTCAAATAGCTATTGAGTCTGCTTATAAGTGGTTTGATGAACAAGGTAAAGATATTACAGATTTGAGTAATTGGTTAGTAGTGGAATAGATATGAAAGTTTTATTTATGACTCCGGATTATAAACAAGTAGTTTCTGTTGAAAGAGATTACTCTGAATTTGATGAGGATTACTTTAATATCCAAGACTTTTTAGAAAATGGTATAAAGCAAGATTGGTTAGTTTATATTTTAGAAGAAGATACTGGGGATTTAAGCTATCAAGGTATAGTAGGAAATAAAAGAAAGCAGTTAGATAATTATGAACAAGTTTGAAGATGACCTGATAATTCATAGAGATACTGGTAAAACAGTTGGCTATATAAGTAATGAAGGTTTAATTGAATGGGTAGATGGGATTAAACCAGATAATATTGATTTACAGACTATTAGTGGTGCTACTGCTTGGTTAGATGCTGAAGGTAACAGACATAAGATAGAAAGACCTAAAGTTATTTCTAGTTATGATACTTATAAAGAGGAAATAAATTACTTAGTTAAGTTTGAGTATAGTAATTATTATATTACTATTGATGGTATTATTTTATTAACAGATAAGGATAAAGAGTTCTTTGATAGTCTTAAACCAGAAGAAGATGATTACTTCTATTTAATGGACAGTGTTGGTGAGAAGATAGAAATAGAGTTTAATGATTATGATGAGTGGAGAAGTTGTTATACTTGGACATCTATTAGTGAAGAGGAACGGAAAATGATTAGTAAATTGATTGGTGATAGATGCGGTTATTTCTTTTATCCCGAGGTTGAGTAGTTATGCAGTGTATATCTAGTTTCTTTCTCGAGCCGAGACTCTGGCGAGGTAATAGTCCAAAGAACACTTATGGGTTACAGACTTTATTTACAGAAAGAAGTCTACCTCCTGTTTATGAGTATTTTGTTGTACCTATTGAGTTGATGGATTTTTGGATGGTTGCATCAGGTAAGTTTACTACTAAGAGAAGTGATAATGGTTGGATTGCTACATTAAGTCCACGTAAAAGTGAAATATTTAGTGGAGCAGATATTAATTATCCCCCCTATAATTTTTAAAACGTTTGTTGGTAGAGATAAGGAGAAGATAAAAGATGAAGCTATTATTTGGTTCGAGATAAATAAGTTAGATATCTGTAATATTAATGATTGGTTGATTAAGGGGTAAGAGAAATGAAGAAAGCTATATCGTATTTGTATCGTGAGATTTTATTAGAAGTTAAAGAAGAATTAGATAGACTTTATCGTTCTACCTATGAAGAAGACCAAGAATATAAGTATTCTATTGAACAGTTTAGATTGAAGTACGACGCTTTTAACTTAGAAGATGTTGATAACTTTGATGAAGATAAGTTACAAGAGTTTTATGAAGAGCTTAACTATGGAGAATGGGAAGAGATAGTAAGAGATGTTATATATGGATTTAGATATAGTGGAGAAAATGCAGACGATAAAGTATATGAGGATAGATATTATTGTTATCGAGAAGTTTGTAAGAAGATAACTGGTTCTGATGATTTCTCGAAGCGAGGTTCTAGCGAGCTATATTTAGGTTGGACTTATTATTTTGGTGGAGGTAAGCATTCTCAACCAGAAGAAGTTGAATGGATGGAAGATTGTTATTTACTCAAAGTTAGAGAAGTTGAAGAGACAAGAGTAGTTAAGGTTTATGAAAGGGTAGAGAATGAATAGAAAACTGATAATTATAGATGACCCTTATAGAGCTAATTCATGTCCTATTGATTTACCCGAAATAAGGCGTAAGATGTTAGAGACATTAAAGAGTAGAGGAGTAATACTAACTGTTACTCAAGTAGTTCACGATAAAGAAATAAAATGGTTTGAGGAACTGATATGAACAATCCTGAGTATTGGGTTCCTGGTTGGTATGGTGATTATATTCCAGATGCAAAAGAGATTTGGGAATATTTAGAGTTAGAAAATGGTTTAACTCTAATTCAGTTTAATAAGAGATATCTTCTTATATAACTTCTGATGATAGGTTGCATAATCTAGAGCTACTAGAGAGACTTATTAGAGAATCTGGGGATGTTGAGATGATGAGAAAATATAATGTGAGTTTAGAGGATAAATAATGAATAAGTTTGAGCAGGTCTTAACCGAATTAGATGAAGAATTAGATTTTTTAAAAGATAAGTATAGTGAAGTACCTTTACAGTCTTTATATAATTTAGTAAGTTCTTTAGCTGAATTATTGAGAGAGAATGGCTTGATTGATAATAATATAACTACTCTATTTCGAGATGATACAGAACCTTATGATGATTGTTACAGAGAAAGAGAACTAGGAGAAGTTCATGATACCTTCAATGTAGTAATTCAAGGTAGTGGAAATCCTATTACTCTTACTCGTCAAGTCATCCGAAGTAGTCAAGATGATGGTTTTTATCTTCAGTCAATGGTAGATGTACTTAGTAAGTTGAGGAGTGATAATAAGATGAGTATTGAACAGAAGTTGGATAGAATTATTGAGCTGTTAGAGAAGTTAGTACCTCAACCAGTAACCCTTAACTCTCCTATAACTGTTAAGACTGATATAGATAAAGATTTCTTAGTTGACCCAGAAGTACAAAAAGATATTAACAAGCATTTATATGAGTTAGTTCATAAGGTAAAGAGAACGAAAGTAACTGAGAAACCTAAGACTAATTATTCGTTAGACGTTAATATAAGTTTGATGGATGATAAAGGTAATATTGTTACTAAACCTTGTTATAGACGAGAAGATGGTTCTATTGTTTGTGAACCTTTTACTCAAGAAAGAACTATTGTAGGTTATAGTCTTGGTAAGTAAATAGTTAATAAAAAGAAGCTCCCTAAGTTGTGGTACTCGGGGAGTTTTTTTCTTATCTACTCATCATCTTCATCTTCTAATTCTTGAGTATTTGATTCATTATCTCCTAACGTCAATTCATTACTACTACTCAACTTAGCTTGTATTTTTTCTTTTTCTTTTTGTAGTTTTTCTATTTGACTTAATACTGCGTTACTCCCTTTTAATTTAGATATAGATTTAGCTTTGTCTTTGACTTTAATGTCTTCAATTGCTACTTGTAATGTTTCATCTCCTAAGATTGATTTGGTTAGTGTATGAACTTCTTTGATGATTGATACTATATCTTTGATGTCTCTAGGGTTAATCTTCTTCTCATCTGCTTCACTTAAGACTTCTAAGTTAGAATAACCATCTTCATTAATAGTTGTCTTTACACTTATACTTTGGTTCTTCTCTGGGTCTAATAAATCAATATAAGGTTGTAAGTAAGCATCTATTATTACGTTTATCTTTCCTAGTTGTTTTAAAGTATAGCTAGAAGATATAACTGATTCTCCAAATAGTTGAGTAACAGTATCTTCAGTTACTTTTCTTTTTAGTTGGACATCTAACCTTCTTCTATCTTGAATCCATTTCTCTTCAAAGCATTTCTTCTGTAAAGTTGTTTGAGGGATGTTATGTTTCTCTGCTAATCGTTTTACTGAGTAATGTTTTCTTACTTCATTGCCAAATTCGTCTGTTGTTATTTCTCCAGCTATATATTCTAGTCGTATTGCTTGCCAGTCCCATTTTTTAGGATATGCCATGTTGATAAGTTCTCTGTTTGGTATGTTTATTTTTTATTTTATAGTGCTTTAGTTTCTTAAGACGTTTTCTTAGTTGTTCTCTTATTACTTTTAGTTTGGTTTTATTTTGTGTGTTTCTAGTTGTTAAATGGTTGAGGTCATTATAACTCACCTTTATAAGCTTAACTTATCCTCCCAGCTACACTCATCACTACTCCTTATCCCTATTGACTCCGAAGACGGGTGTCGCTTGACGCTCGACTAAATCCCCAGGATGTGCGTACTTCATTTTATTCCACATAACTCGCCCTTATTAGTCCCCTTACTCATATCACATCTACTAAACTCCCTTGACTTCTTTTCTTATCTATGATACTTAGCTCTTTATCTATCTCTAACTATAAAACTATATAATTATCTACTAATGTAAGACTTCTGAGTTAGGGTACTCATTACTATTTCCCTTATTCAGACAGACTACTTATCCTTATCTATATGTATTCATCTCATCTACGGTACTTAACAGCCTCATATACCTACATTAAAGCTGATTACACTATATCTGACTCTTAATCCCTCTTATGTCCTTATATAGTGTCTGATGTACCTTACTAGATACATAAGTAACATAACTAATTCAGATATGCCCTCATCAGGAAGACTAATCATTAACCCCCTTTACAAGTCCGAGAATAATCAGTTAGTATGTATTCACGGTTGAGAAAGAGGCAACAAGCTAATGACTTAACCTAATGCTATCTCAGCCGAGGTGGTAAATCAAAGAGAGAAGGATATCTAGCTAAGATATACCCGAGACTCACTCTCTTACATCTGTAGGTTAGTTCATCTAAGTGACACAGCTCTGGAATCGACGCAAGGAGATAATCATCTGACCACTAGATAGCACTTACTTACACTGATAAGAGATAACTACCCTAACTAAACCTGTCTATATCTGTTGATAGCTGACACAATAGTTAAGTTACTCACAACCTACTCATTAGTAAGGGAGATAACAGCACAACTAACCTAACTCACATACTTAGTTACACTCATCTACCACAACAGAGTACATCCTGTAAAGTATATGACAATAACTAAGGTTAATCAAAGCAGTTACCTACTAAGATGAGAACTTCCACACAGTAGGACATAACAGAACCTTGAAAACTAAGTCGATAGACACGGAAGTTTACGACGTAATAGTACACCGATGATAGTTCGGTACATCAGAAGCCATCTCTCACTTGATAAAGGATAGAGACGCTGATTAGTACAGGTAGTGACAGCTTGTGTTAGTTAGATAGAGATAACTAGAAGTATCTCAAGGTTACATCTGATTTACTAAGGGTGCAATTCCCTTAATCGGTTTTCCTGGTAATTTATCCCAGGTATTTAGAAGACAACATGATAATTACAGAAGGTCAAGGTACTGAAGGCAATTCTTTAGACGCGGGGTTCTACTCAAAGTCTAAGAATGTAGAAACACTCAAACAACAATTTCGAGAGCATATCAAATTAAGGCATAAGAAGTCAAAAACAAAACGACTTTATTGCAATATTGTAGATATGGCTTAACTATCTACTCAAACTACTTACTAGCTAATAGAGCTTTATGAGGTGCAAGTCCTTAAGTAAGTCTACCGGAATTGATTTGTAATTCAGCAAGTCATGTTCACCGGGTAATTAAGATGATGAGAAAGATTGAAAGAGAAATGGTTGAGGCTATCAAAGCCAGAAAGAATTACTCGAATGACAATACTAAAGTAACTGTTTCTTCAGATGGAAAGGTAACTAAAGTAGAGTTGTATGGTCAAAGGATAGCTAGTATAGAAGATAACGTATTATATCTTGATGACTGTGGATTTCAAACTAAAACTACTAAGTCGAGGTTAAATTGTTTACTTAACCATTACCGTCTACCAATTATCTACTCTAAAAAAGGTCAGTGGTGGATAGGTAGTAATGTTTGGTTGGGTAATACCTCTTATCTTCTCATCTTAGGAATGAATGGAAATAAGGTAAAAGAATCTCTCAAATATGCAGCAGTGTTAGGAGGTCAATCTCAACCAAGACCCTATGATGCTGTCTTAGGTGGTAAGAAGAAAACTACTGAGGAAGAAAGTATCGCTAAATGTCTTGAGGTTTTAGGATTTTAACTTCTACTAACCAGCCCAAGCTTAGGAGCTATCTTATCGGAGTTCGATTCTCCGTTGGGCAATTACCTAGAATGATTTGTACTAAAGCAAGTCTGTATTCACTAGGTTATTTTATCAAATGTCTACTATCAAAAAGTATCTTGGTTCTCGCTCTACTCTAGAAATCAAGCAAGAAATTCTCAAGGACTTTTCTGAAGCTTTGAATCTAGAGTTAAAAGTTGAGTTAGCAAATTCTGAAGATAACGATTTGTTTACTCGCTCTACTTTTGAGTTAAAGCTAGACAACGGAATCATCAAGTACGTTCACTGTGACATTTTCGATTTGATTCAGTGTTTCTACTTAAATAAGAAAGAAGCAATAAATGAGGCGTTGTTAAAAAGGTTTAATAATCTAGGGTCGTTCAAAGGTAATTCTATCTATGTAGAACACGTGGACAATCATTTCCATTTTTTCGAGTTGATACCGAGAGAGATGAACAATGCAACGGACTCAATGCTATCTCTACTCAAACTAGCAAAGATAAATAGTGTAGAGATTCCCACAATTAAGGATAAGGTTCAAGCATACTTAGATAACTGTCCTTCCCGATTCCCTTACTTAAGAAAAAACCTTGATTTAGTTGATTGGGAGATAGTAGAAGAAAACCAGATATTAGGTACTTACAAACCTAACTAACCTCTACTACTCTATCTGCTCAGGTTAGTGGTAACTATTTTATCTAGGTTCAATCCCTAGCTGAGCTTTTACTTAGTTCATTCTAGGTATTTGTCAACAACAAAGGAGTCAATCATGTTTCTTACCCAAAAACAAGAGAAAGCAATTCAGTTCGGTATTACTATCTTTGAGTCAAGAGGGTTAGAGGTTAGATATCCCAGCTTACTAGGTCAAGATAGAGTTTCTATCACAGAAATAGAATGGCAAGCTGTTGATAAAATGGCTAATCCCTTAGGTCATATCAGATTGACTAAATGGGATAAGAAGTATAAGTTAATAGTCTATCTTCCTAAAAACTCAGATGAGGGTATGTCTGCAATTGACCCTTATGTACTGTTAAGTGAAAATAAGACTCACTTAATACTACCTTACGGGCAAGGACAAATCTCATTAGGTAAGATAAGCCCTGATATGTTCATGACATTACAGGAGATGAGAGACTATTTAGGTTATTAATCTCTTAAGTACAGTGCATCTACTCTACAACTAACCAACATAGGAGATAACAATGAATTTGAGAACAAGAGCCGGAATATTGCAAGCTATCTGGGACAAAATCGAAGTAGAAGATAAAAACAAAATAGTAGGAATTGATATCTGGTTTAGAGGAAAGGGTCAGTTGTGTTTTTTAGTAACAGACAATAAGTTAACTTTTGACCCACAATGGGAAGACCTAGAAAAAGTAAATACGATGAGCTTTCTGGGAGAGTTATATCAGGAGTTACCTTTTGTAGATGAGACAGTAGTAAGTTTTTCTACGGAAGTCAAGTGGTGTCCGAAAAAAGAATATAAAACAGCAAGTTGGAAAGAAGAGACTCAAAAGCTTTCGTTGTTCTAACATCTACTCAACCTCTAAAAATTGGCTATTGATTAGTTTTTAACTTAACTAATCATTCTAGGTTCGATTCCTAGTAGAGGTATAGTTACTCAACAACGGGTAACATTTATCAAAAGGAGACAACATGACTACTCAAACAGTAACTGCACAAGAATTGATGTCAGAAAGTCCGTCAACAGTTGAGGATATTATCGACTTAATCCTGTCTGACACCATATCTACCTTAGTAGAATCAGATGAAGGGTACTCGCATTTACGTCCTCTATTCATTCAGTCAGGTGAGGATATTGTTGAGAACTACAAAGACGCCATTGCTTTCATTGACTTATCTGCTGAATACCAATCCTTACATCCATTAGTTGAGAACATCATTCACAATATAGGAGCAGATTTGTTTGTTGATATGTTAGACGCTGATGAAGACAAAGCTTACTCTGAAGTGCTAAGGTGTTTTGGACATGGGGTTAGTTTCTGGGATAACTACGATTACAAAGACTTTGGGTTCTCTGAGATGCCTCAGTTAAGAACTACTCTAGAACAGCCTTATGACATAGCAACTCAAGTTCTAGATAAGATTGCAGAAGCTCATCCCGAGTTAGTAGAAGATGATGAGGAAGAAGACAGAGATAATGTCACTACTTACCAAATACCTGCTTATCTACTCTCTTACTTTATTAATGGGGAGTTTGCAGGACTAGATAAAAAGGAGTTTGACTTAATCGAGAGTTTCTTGTTTGTTAACCGGATTGATATGAGTAAAGGTCATTTTAGTTACGATGACGGGGAACCTTATTTCAGTGGGGATAATGACTTATCTAATGTAGGGTGTTCTGTAGTCGAGATTCAATGGGTGAATATGAGCAATACATCTACGCAAGATAATGACTTCGATATTTGGTTGTCTCAGAATTACATTCCTGCTGGTGAAGCTAGTGATGGTGAACAGTGGTACTTATCTACTCATCCTAATGAGTTTATGCCTTTCCCCTTGTCAGAAATTAAGCAGAAGTGGGCAGATGAGAATAATAGAAAACTCTCATCTTGTTCTACCTCTAGCTATGACAGTGAGTGCCTCTATAACAATTACGTGTGCTATTGTGGCAGTTTGTAATTACATAGAGAAGAACAAGTAATTTAATCAGCTACTACAGATAACAGGTTCTGTCCCGGTGGTTCAAATCCGCCAGTAGCCTTTCTAGAGCAATGTTAACCCTCTAGTTTTACCATGAAAGTCAAATTTATCGTCAAAAATCACCCTGAATTCCTCTCTAACTATCGAGTTGTCAATTCCAATACCTATATCTCTAGCTATGGAGATGAGTATCTAATATTAGGAGTCCGTAGCAGATATGGAATCTTTACCGAGATAATCTGTACTCTTAAAGGGGAGTATCTTAGTTTGGGTCATGAATCAGACTACTCAAAGACATTAGAAACAGTTGAGAGATTAAGTTTACTAGCTGATTGTGAAAGACTACTCAACTCTATTGCTGCTTAAAAAATCGAGCTTGCGAGATAATTTAGTTCAGAGCCTTAAATCCAATGGTGGAAGACCTATCTACTAAGTTTTACTACATTAATACATAACTACTTAGTAGCTCTCTGATAGAAGTTAGGTAGTCTTTAGAAGATGCACAAGTCCATTTTTTCTGGTTAGACGTATTGATAGTGACTAAAGTTATCAGTTGCTTATTACACGCTTCTATCTTAGATAAATCATTTTGTTGTATCTTCTCTAACTTCTTCTCTCCATAGATAGGGTCAAAATGATGAATACCATTTAACTCAATTGCTAACCTAAATCTAGGAACATAGATATCTAGCTCTGATTTAATAACATCTTTGCAATTGAATTTTATTTCTAACTGAGGAAATAGCAAAGTAAGTTCTTCTTCTAAATATTTCTCTAGCTTTGACCTCCTAGTACCTTTTGTCTTATGAGTATTGCTGTAAGTAGCAGAACAGGTATGAGAACAGAAAGAATTTTTAAATTTAGCAGCTACAGAATTAAACCTGCGAATTTTTTTACAACAATAAAGACATTCTCTTTCCACACTTTTATACTTACTAACGCAAGACCGAGAACAAAAGAAAAGTTTTTGCCCTTTCTTTAAATCGCTGTTATATCTAGTAAGACTTCTTTGTATTAAGTTGTTACAAAAATTGCAAACTATTAAGGTAGTGGTTATCACAAGTTTTATTCGTTAAAACTAGATTATAACCTTTCTAATCTTAGTTAAGTATTTGTCTTTTGTAGTGGTTACTTTCTATTTAATAGAAAAAGAGTTCGACCCTCTTAAAAGGCTTTAGTGGTAAGCAGTACAATTCAGTATTTGCTTCTATTCAACCACTTCTATTAGACAATGAAACCTTTTACCTTATCTCTCAAATCCACTTTTGTGTTTGTGTCTCAACTTCAACAACTAGACCTCAATCTACCGTATGACTTCCAGATTAATGGCGACCAAGAGTTAAGATTCGATTTTCAAATAGAGTTACAGTACGAACATCTACAGCAACATCCGGAGTTACTTAAGTTATTTCGAGAAAGAAGTGACTTGTATCGAGTGCTTACAAGACCGAGCATTGAAAGTACCTTAATACCTTTGACTAAATTAGTAGGTAGCTGGGAAGAAGGCAGGACAGATACTCGAAAGGTTTTTGATGGTAAGGTTCCTTATAATCCGCACAACTTAGAAGTATTCTTAGAGTATTTCAACAAGTAATCCCGTGACCTAGCTATGTCGTTCTCGGAGGCGGGGCACGAGACTAAACTAGCTAACACTTAACTAACAAACATTAAGGAGTCAATTATGAAAGTTACAGTAACAGAAAGAATGTTCAGAGATGCCTTTATTGACTACAACAGAAAAGACCATTTTAGTCCCGAAGGTTCTAAGCTTTTGTTTGATTATTTAGAATCACTCAAAGAAGATACAGGTAACGAGATAGAGCTAAACGTAATTGCGATTTGCTGTGATTACCGTGAATTAACTCTTGAACAATTTGCAGCCGCATACAGCTTAACTATTTCCTGGGAATTTCAGTTTGGGTTTGATGGGATTGTAAATCCAACTGAGGAAGAAATCAGAGAACTCCTAAAGGAAGCAGTTGAGGACTACATCAATGAGAATACATCTCTTGTGGGATTCACTGATAACAATACTGTAGTTTTTCAAGTTTTCTAATTTCAAGGTGCATCTACTAACTAATTGGCTAACAATCATCAAAGGAGAAATAAAATGCAAGCTATCATCAACGTTACTGAAGACTTATTCCGTTACTTGTTTGTAATCTACAATCGTGAAAATCAGTTCACACATGAAGGTTTATATCTTCTCTACCAGCATTTAGAAATGTTAGAGCAGGATTTTACAACTCCCCAATCATTAAACGTAATAGACCTTTGCATGACTTACAAGGAGGAGACTAAAGAACAGTTTATAACTAGCCGATGCCTAATTGTTCAAGAGGTGAGGGAATTAGAGTTAGATGAAGAGGGAGAAGTATTGGAGGAGGAAACCGTTGATTTGGAATATGAGGATATGAGTCAGGCACAAGTAGATGAGTGCATCCGAGACTATTTAGAAGATAACGATAAGTATTTAGTGGGATTTACAGATACTACTGTTCTATTCTACTAACTGCTAATCTCCACCACACCTGATAAAGTTTATCTCCTTAGATAACTAGGTGCAATTCCTAGCAGGTGTCTAGCTCTACTTGTATTCATAGAGCTTCTAGTCAAGTGTTTAAGAAATTACTCGAAAACATCGGTGTCTTTGAATTACCTACTTCCGAAGAAGAAGCTTGGATAGCTCAAGAAATCCGCAAAGGTGCAACTCTGATTAACTATGAGTTAGAGTTTGGGTTTTGTAAGTACCGGGAAAGATATCTATTTCAACCCCATGTCAAAGTCCCTTCTCTGTTCTTAGCTGGAAAATACAATTTAAGATTCTTTTCTGGCTCAAAATTAGCTGCTGAAAGGTATCAACAATTTCAAGAGTGGCTAAAAACATTAGAAGAGGATGAGGACTATGATTGTTTTCCTCCTGAAGACGGCAGAGTAATTACAAAAGGTAAAAATGAATAAACAACTCTGGAAAATTCTGTTTAGCAATGCAAGAGCAGCGGTTAAAAGTAAAGGTTATACACCGCAGAGAATCTACCCTTATGTGGGTCTATCTCATGTAGGAATCTTTAGGTCAAAGGACTATCAAGCATATTTAAATGAATGTGCAAGATATGTTCTAGTATTCTGTGGCGGTGTTTGGTTAGATTCAGAAGACCAAGGGTTTTAGTTTAGTTACTTCTGTATAGTTCGTTGCTGTGCAGAGGTCTTTCTACCCTATATCGTCAAAATTGGGTAGATGTTCACACAAAACAAAGGAGTAAATCATGAACTATTTACTTTCACAATCAGAGCTTGATGATGTTATTGCAGAAAGAAATGAGAAAGCTAGAAAAGATTTTCATCGAGTAATACTAGCAATCTACAATAAATTACTGAGCGACCCTGTAGTAGTAGAGTATCTCAAGAAATATGAGGTGCAGTACAAGATTGAGTCAGGTAAATTGTGGGTAGAAATTGCCAAAGATACTCCCGGAAAAAACGAAGTAGAGCCGTATTATGTGCCTCTTAATGAAGTGCATAAAAAGATAGATACCTTGCAGTACCACTGTTATCTATTTTGGTTTGTAAAGAATTGCGAGAAAGTTTTCTATGATGCTTATCACTTAGACTACAACTCTGATGCAGATATTACTAGCTTTCTACTCGACAAGGTTAATAGGTTAGGATAACTCATTAACGACTATCAGGTAAACTCATAAAGCCTGCTACTAAGGTGCAATGCCTTAGTTAGTCTTTGTCCAACTAACTAACTTAAGGAGACTTACCATGATTTCACTTTCAATTACTAAAGCAACTCACCCCAGTGTTCTAGATAACAGATACTGCATTTACTGTCATGACCCTTATCGATACGAACCTGTCAATATAGCTGTAATCCAGAAGCTAGTAGAAGAGTTAGGGGCAGTTAATCCCACGGTAGTAGAAATAGACAATAACCACAGAGTAGGTGGGACATCAATCTACTTGTTGGCGGATAACTTTACAAATATCAAAGTAGAGTTAAATGAGGCTTTCCGAGTTACTTGCGACTTTATGTTTGAGGGTCAAGACGCATCAGGATGTATCTCATATTTAGCAAGAGTAGACTCTAACTTTTTTAATTCGGGTTATCCAAAGTTATTTTGGGAAGAAGAAGATTTAGAGCTAGATGAGGAAGACTTCTGGGGAGAGATAGCTTATCACAAAGCACCGGAATACATTACACCCTCTAAGGAGACTCTACAACTCATTGAGTGGATTAAAACAGAGTACAGTGTTGACCGTTGGTTGGATAAAACTGTTAAAGAACTGCAAGAGATGACTTTTGAGCTTTTCTACAGCGGGTTAAATAGTCGTTCAATCTCTGATACTCTCAATGACATTCTGCTAATAGTAGTAGAGGATAGAATTGACTGGCAGCATATTTTACAGTGGTTAGACCAAAAAAAGAAAGAAGGGGAGACAATTCAGCTAGTTGTTGACTGGGTTAAGTGTAACTTTGAGTCAGCAGGGTCAGGATACTTTATGTCCTCTAACCCAACAGACTTTAACCACTACACATTAGGGATGGTACTAGACTCTTATAACTTATTACATGATTGTAAGATGTCAAAAGACAATGACCAATTAAACCAAGAATTATATAGCTTATCTAAATAACTCAACTCTACCTCGCCCGATTGGTGTAGTGACGTTCGATTCGTTACCGGGCAATTACCTTATAACTCCTTTATCAATAGGGTTTACTTTACCATGACTACCAACTTAACAGCCACTAAAAAAACAGAAGCAGTCAACATCATCAATCAAGCTATCTCATTAACTAATCTACCTTGCTCAGTAGAGAGCATCTACTTTAATGTGGGTAAGTTAGAAGCTATTAACCTACATTTACTTAACTCAGTAGTTTGGAATGATATCAGATACATAGTTAAGAATTTAGATATATCTGAGTTCTACTACTTAGAAGAAGGTAATAAAATACCTCTAGCTACTCAATGGGATATATCTACCCAACATCTAACAGTATCTCCTGTAGTAATTGAACAAGTAGAGGACATCAGCATTATTTCAGAAAATGTAACAGATAATAATGTCTCAGTTCAGGAAGTAATACAACAATCCACGGACATCCCCGTAACTACCCTTACTCAGACAGAAATTAATCCACAAATAACAGAGATAGTATCTACACCAATAGAAGAACCTGTACAACCTCTACTTAATAAGTCATATAAGTCACTTAACATCTATGTGGCTCGGACTAACTCAGAAGGGTTAACTCAGAAGGTACTAATTGAGGATATGTTCTCATCTGAGCTATTGGGTATCATCAAGCCCTGGTTAGTAGCTATTGGTAAGCTTTCTGAATTCAAGAAAGAACTACAAGAAACAAAGCACAACTCAATAGTTCTCTACTTAAATCCCTCTTATGAGTGGGAGATAAGAGAAATAACTAGAAAGAAGGAAGTTACTTTATTAGACTCTTTCCTAGAAGATACTGAGATGATTAGAGAAAAGTTAGGAGTTAAGCAGTTCTCTGATGAGCTTTTTACTTACTTAAAAGACATTGAAAACTGGAAAAAAGAGGAGTTAGTACAAGCTTATGCGATTAGAGGCTCTGTTGAGTTTAATGGTGATTTTCACTTAAAAACTATATCAAGACCAGAAACCACCTTCAAACCTTTTAAGCGAGATGTCTCAAGTGCCTATGTTGCTCAAATTAGTAACCGTAATGGTTCGGATATACAGAGAAAGAAAAAGGAAGCCGTACCAGAACTAGGTAGTTTAGAAAACATCTCACCTATCTTAATTGAGAGGATATATCTAGCTCAGAGTTATATCCTCTACAATCCTCAGACACTAGAACATGAGAGAGTGATAAGGAGAATAGCAGTACAAGTTGCTGGTAAGTTCTACTATTACTCTGACTTATCTAAGAATGATAGAGACTTGCACAACATTGAGCCTAGTCTTTACTGTCCTAGTTCTATTCTCGAAACAGATGAAGAAAGAGAGGCAGAGTTAAAGAAGGTAGAAGGTAGAGAAGTATTTCCCGACTTAACTATTCAGATGGTGCAGTTTGAATCGTTAGACCCGGACGGAAATACTCTTAAGCTACAGCATTACCAAAAGACATCAGGTGTCTGGGTATTATCTGACTGTATTACTACAACTGATAATCTTGCTCGAACTCCTGACGGTCAATTAGTTACTGAACTAAGGTTCGTAGCATCTCCTGTATCTTTTCTAGGATTTCAACACCCTAATATCAAAGTCAAGGAATCACTCAGAAATGAAGATGGTAGTTTTGCTATATCTTCTACTGTTCAAAGGCAAGCACCTAAGAAAGCTCGTTTAACTAACTTAAGTGATGCTCGATTAGTGGCACAGAACTCTCTCGAATGGGTAGGATTTCTAGCTAATATACCTTGTATTGTCAATCTAGTTAATTCTCACGACCATTGGCAGTTAGAAGCATTACCAATTCAAGAAATACCTTCTTACCCTCTACTTTATTGTCTCGCTAATAAGGCAATAGAAGGCTATTGGACAGAAGAAGACTTGCACAATCAGATTATCAGTCCTTTAGATAAGGAGATGCAGAGGATAGGAGAGATAGCTAACACGACTCAAGATGTGGAGAAGTTAGAGAAAATAGGGAGAAGACAAACTAATCTGCAAAGGTTGAGGAAAGCAGTTCTTAATCGTGAGAAATTAGACCCTAAGATACTAATTGAATGTACCAAGATAGTATCTGAGGCAATGAAATCTGCTAGTTACAGACCTAGTGTAGCAGATAAGTATTACTCTCGTTATATCTTGGCTCAAGTTTACTTCATGAGTACAAATGAGGAGAATATTACCTATCTACTAGACAATTACATGAGTCATTCACAAATAGCAAGTCAGGTGAGTAGTGCGGTTAAGTGGCTAGCAAGAGTTCCCAACAACTTAGAGAAACAATTTCCCAAGCAAAAACCAACTCTCGAACAGCTCCAAAAGTTTTTGTATCCTAAGTTCAATGAGAGTTTTAAAGGTGCAAACCCAAATAACCCTAAATCTGGGTCTAAATTCAGTGAAGTAGAACTAAAAATTAGAGAGGAAGGTAGAAAAATACTCTTTGACGTTCTCTATCACAATAAAGTGCAAGTAACTCGGGTATTAACTGTTAAAATGCCTGTTTCTGAGGGTAAAAATCGAGGAAAAGTGTCAACAAAAGTCAATGCAACTCCTAATTTTAGCGATAGGAGCGTGTTTGAGAAGTTTCTGAAGACTAGAGATGGGAGGTTTGTAGTTGAATGTCAAAATAAACTCATTCAGTTAATAGATATCTTCATTTCTCGCAGTTTTAACACTTTAGTAGGAGAGGGAAAAGTTGGAAAACAGCGGAAAGTATCGGAAATTATTGGTTTTGAGAGGTCAAAATCAGGATGGAGCGAGATAAAAAGAGGATTTGTCAAGCATCTATTACCTTATAGTTCTAAGTCAGGTGTAGAAGCGGGTAAATTAACTTACTTAGCTACTAATCAAGTCCTTTCTTGTCAAGATTTAGAGCATCTTATCACCTTAATAGCTGAAAATTGGTCAAATTGGAGCAGAAAAGACCAACAAAGGATAAAAATTGGTGTTTCTTCTGCTAAATCAGTAGACCCTGAGATATTAGTCCACGTTCTGACTAAAAAAATCCTTTCTGGTAACTTCGAGGAAGATAAGGAAGCTTGGCAAGACACTCTTAACTGGATATCGGAGGTTTGTAAGTCTTCCCCTAAGTATCGAGCGATAGGATTTAGGTGTGATAACGGAATAATCTTAACCCCAGATTGCATCTATGACAATGATTTAGAGAAGTGGGAACATAGAATCAAGATAAATCTAACCAATCTACTTCTTGACTCAAATGCAGGCAACATTGAAGCTTGGTTAGACAAGTCAGTTGATACGCTTTACGATTCGTTAGAGAAAGTCAAATCAGGATGGGATAGTGAAAAAACTTATCAACCAGTCAAGGAGCATTTAGCTAATTTACACGATTGTCACGGTACCTGTTTGCAAATAGAAAGGAGCAAATCTGAGGTACTTGTCTAAATCTACTACTCTTAATATGGCTGGTAACTGTATTAAGGGTTTAGTACAAATTAATAACCCCTCCTTAAGGTTAAAGGCTTGTACTTGTTCACCAACAACACAAATTGAGGTCACTATGTCACGTTTAAACTTGGAAGAATTGGATGCCGTTTGGGTAGATGAAGCTACTGATATTCTTACTTGGTTCTTCTATCCTGGGGAAAGCAAGAAGGATAAAAAAGGCACTGTTACCTATGACAAGAAGAAAGAAGGTAAGACAACAGTTCCCGAACAGTATTTACAGATTTGTCGCTCAGAAGAATCGGGGAAACAAAGTCTTGCATTTTTCTTAAATGAGGAAAAAGTTGCGGTTTTTCAATTTACTAGCAAAGGAGTTGAGTTCTTACCCACTCCTAAGTGGAGTCAACCTAAAATGTATATCTGCATTCCAACAGATAGAACTTTTGATGACATAGTAGCTGAGACTTTATCAGGAGTGTTCAAGAAGTGGCTGCAATCACAACGGTTTGAGCAATACCTAATCAATCAAGCTACAGACTCTACTTATACTATTGAGTTTGTACTTCTGATGCTTTTGTTGTTTGCTTATCTGTCTAATCGTGACAAAGTAAACGAAAAAGGCAATGTTGAAATCATCAAGAAAGGAGTAGACCTAGACGCGGTTGCTAGGAGTTATTTAACTCTACTAACTAAGTTACACAACAGTAGTCCGAGAGCTAAGAAACTTTTTCCTATCCGTCCTTTACTAGCTCCTGCTGTTGAAGTTACTAAGGAGTTAGAAGAAGCAGAACCAAAAGAAGAAGAAAAAGAAACTGAGCTAACTATTGAGGTAGTTCCTGATGAATCCAAAAAAGAACCAGAAGAAAACAAAGAAGCAGGCGAGACTACTTTAGAACCTCTCCCTAATACTTCTTTACCAATTGATACTACTGCTGTGGAATCAACGGAAGATAAACCAGAGGAACCATCAACTCAGACAAAGAACAATAAGAAGAAATAACTCTTCTACTACTGACCGCTACTTGACTTTCTAGCCTCTGTCCTTAACGGGATGGGGGCTTTTTTGTGTTTGTACGTTAGCCGAGCCTCCAAGGCGACGCCCGTCTTCGGACAAGATTTTGGATTGTTTTATGTGGAGGAATTTATGCAAGAAGAAAAGAACGTGCAAATAGATATCTGTGACTTATTATTCAGAAAAGCTTTACTAGAAAAAGAGCTAGTAGATTATCTGAAAAGTCAGGGGTATATTTTCTACTATCCTGCTTGGGGATGTCCAGACACTCAGGCTTGGGCGGTTCACCCAGATTATTATAAAGGCTGGTTAACAAGAAGAGAATGGAAAACTTATCCTAGTTGGGTAGCTGTAAAAATTGATAACTAAGAGGGTCTACTCTATGAAATTTTCCCAAGACTATATCAGTTCTCAAATTAGTCAAAGCAAGTCAGACATTGAAAAATTCCAACAAAGAGTAGACAGAGAAAGAGAGTTTTTATCAGACTTTCTACTCAGTCAAGGTTACAAGAAAGTAAACAACTTCTACGTTCATCCAGACTATATTGAAGTTTGGGAAGAAAGGAGAAAGACAACAGGTTATTACGGGGATTTCCCTGAAGATGCAGTATTTCCTTGTCCTTGACAGTAATTAATAAACTAAGAAGGAGAAAACATGAGACAACCAATCTACAAGATAGACTTACCAGGAAATTATCGAGAATACTCAGATTATCAGGAAGCTCTAGCAGCAGCAACACATCTACTAAGCATGAAGGGAAGTGTCAAGAAATTAGGATTTTCTCGACCAGAACAGTTGATTAAGAGTCTTTGAAGGAGAAATTATGTCAATCAAAAAAGAGTTACAACTGATAGACCAATTAGAAAATCTGGTTGATGCAGCAGAAAAAGAATTAGAAATATGGGGGAACAGTGGTGGCTATGACGTTGACGGAAGTATATATTCTTCTGTTAAAAATACTCTCTTTGAAAAGATACAGCCGTACTTCTGGGAAAGAGTAAGAAAGCTAAATATCTGGGTAGAAGAGTATATCCGAAGATTAGAGGAGTTACCACCTGAAGAAGGAATGAAGAGATTATTAGATGAATATCACGAAAGTAAACCAGCTTGGTTAGTCAATGTTCTAGAAGAGTTTGAAGAGGAAGATGATGATTAAATACGTTGTCAAATTTGGTTCTTACCATCAAGAAGTATTAACCCGTGGAATGGCTGAGATACTAGCAGAGGAACTAATCTCTCAGAATTTTGAAGGTTGTCGAGAAGAAGGCAAAACAATTCAAGATTTAGTTAGTGTAGAAGAAAGAAAAGAATGAATAAAGAGCCTGACAACTTAGTTACAATTCAAGAAACACTAAAGAAGTGTGATTGGTGGTTAGAAGGTAGTTATCTCTTATATGCTCAATCACTAAAAGAATTGGGTTATCGTTTTCTCACTAAAGACTTTAGAGGACAAACACTTTACTATGCTGTCCATCCAGATTATGAATCCTACTTCAAACAAGAAGTTACTCCTTATTTTTACATGATGCCTGATTGGGCTATAAGGTCAATTCCTTACGAAGTTTATATCAAGTAATCTACTGCTCATGACTCGTGGGAGCTTTAAAAGGACGAGTAACAACAACTAACTTAGGAGACATTTACAGTGGAAACATTAACTTGGATTGGTTTAACATTTTTAGGGCTGTTCTTGGGAGCATTGATTGGGGCAATACCCGTAATGTTGCTTTGGAATGCAGTTGTACCTTCGATTTTTGGTTTGAAAGTAATTAGTTTTATGAAGGCTTTAGCATTGAGCTGTCTTTCCTCATGTTTGTTCAAATCTACACCTTCATCATCTTCTAGTAAATAGTTTTTAATAGAGAGGAGGTAACTAACTCTCTCAACTTAGTAAGAAAAATGAGTGAATATATAGAAGAATACAAAGGCTACAAAATGATGATGTGGACAGAAACTTATCCAGAAACAAATAAACTAATGTTAGGTGGAGAATATCAGGTTAAGGAAGTAAATAGAATTTGGCATTTTACAGATAAAAGTAATTTAAGAGCGCTTTTCTATGAAGCTGTTGATAAAGAGGAAAACAAAATGAATTGGCAAACTAAAGAAATACAAGACTGGTTAAAAAGATCAGCTATTTTATACGTAGGGCATAATGCTAATCAAATAGAAGATTTAGTAGAAGACTGGTTACTAGAAAGATTTGATGGCTCTCCTACTAATGTTCTAAAAAGGCTAATAACTCTTGATTTTTTAAGAAAAGTCGAATGGGAGAAGTTAGTAGTATTACCAGAAACAGAAGAAAGAATAGAACAAAAACTAGAAGAGTACCGTAAAAGGTTTAAGGAGGATGAAACTTAATGCCTGCTTACTCTACATCTACTAATCCTAAATATTTTGAAATTCCTCAAGAGGTGATTGATTACTTAAGAATGGTTCCAGTAAGAGATTCTAACGTAGCTAGATGGAAAACGTACAAAGACTTCGGAGGATTGAGAAAAGGAGAACCAATAGTAGTTCCGCAATGTATTTCTGGGAATTATGCTGAGATTAACTTTTCTATTGCTGGTAACTCTGCTTTAATAGGTGGACATACTTGGATTAATATCTATCAATCAATTCCGGATGTTTGGACTGATGCTTATTGGGATGGTTGGCTGAGTAACGGGAAAGTAGATTCACCTAAAGCTATTCAAGAAGCAGTTAGGCGTATTAAAAATCCGAGATGGTGGGAAAATTAATTAAGGAGAAAAGAAATGACTAACTGGGAATATGTTCAAGTAGATATCCCTAAAAAACTCTACGACAGAATTTCTAGATTTGCTGAAGTAGAAAGGGCGATAATTCAAGATATGACAGAATGGGTTCAAATAATGGAAGATGAAGAAAGAAGAGTTGAGATAGAAATTGGTAAAGTAAGATTTCAAGTTATTAAGAAAGGAGAATGTGTTTTTGAAGTTGTAGGTCTTAAAGAAAAAGACAAAGATAATGATTTTACAGGTACGTTTGAAGGTATCTGCTCTGAAGAAGCTCTACTAAGAGTTGCTAGAGACGGTTATGGAATAGAATCAGATGAGATTGAGTTCGTTAATTAAAACTAAAGGTGCATCTAATGGCTAAATTTTGGGCGGCTCATATTTCACGACCTGGCTGTGGAAGTTGTTGGTTAATACAAGGAATTACAGATGAGGATAAACAACATATATTTGCTAAACAAAAAGCATTTGACGGGAACCTATCTTTTGAAGCTCTTTTAGATAAAGCATGGAAAAACTTTGGAGTTGACCCAAATGATATTGAATATTATGGGTAAATATTAAGTTATAGTTTAAGGTACTTTAATCTTAAGAATGTACTCGACATCATTTTTTAGTCTAAAGTGTCTTAAACGAGCAAATAGAGGCATCTGAGAGGATATTTGAGTGGAAGTAGAACAAGCAAGGTTACATTATCTATCTAATTTCTTAGAGAAGCAGTTTTCCGATACTTACTATCAAGACTTTGAAGGTTATGCAGAAGTAGGATGGGGAAACAAACAAGCTTATAACAGTAAAACAGATAAATACTGCAATAGATACTTTAGTTCTATCTATTGGTCAAAAGCTACTGGATGGAGTCAAGTGCTGTATTACTCTGAAAATCCACAATCAGAAACAGAAATAAGGAGAATAGATTTCTACCCTTATGCTATTGATGCAATTAAAGATATAAGCATTTTTCCAGAACATTGTTGGGTTTCTTATTTTCCACAGTAGTTAAATAATAGGAAAAGAGGATGACATTAAAGAAGGTTAATAGACTTTTAGAGGGACTTAATATTTTAGTTAAGTATTATCCTGACTCAGATATAGATGAGATAAATTATGATGCTGTTTATTTTGGCGACCAGTTACCTGTAGTAGATTATTACAATGGATACGTTTATCACGATTTATCTAATATATCAGCAGAGGACAAAAAGCGTTTAGAGCAATTAGGTTGGTTTGTAAGTCAAGATAACAATACTTGGAAAATCCGACTATGAAATTTGAGAAACTGATTAGATGGAAACGAGACACTTCAGGAAATCTATTCTTAGAAGTTTTGCAGTCATTACCTAACTCTGATAAAGCTAATTGGATTAGTTACACTCAAGCAACTCATAAAAGACCAGATTATCAAATGCCCGGGATAGCTATGAGTAAAGGGTTTGCTACTGCTCAAAGATATCTTCAATTAGGTTATCAGTACGTGAAATTTGAGGAAGATTATGGAAGTTAGAAAGACTCAAAAAGTTGTTGAGACTAGAGAATTTGATAAAGTTGTAGAATCATATACTGAATGTGACAAATGTAGAGAAAAAATTAAAGTATTTGGTTATGATGTTTTTGAATGTGAGTTTCTTTATAAAGAAGGTGTTAACTACCCAGAAGGAGGGAACTGGACTGAAACAACTATGGATTTATGTGAGAAGTGTGGAAAAGAGTTAGTAGAGATACTAAAGAACTTAGGCTACAGAATTAATGTTAAAGAAGTAGATTGGTAAATTAAATCAGGTTAAAAATATGACTTATATTGAATTACTGACTGAGTTTGTAGAAGGTACAGTTACAGTTGACCAATTTCAAGAATCGTTTCTAAATAAGTTTAAGCAAGAAGAATCCTTTGCATCTGATGAAGAGTTCAAGATACTAGATACATTCTTTGGAGATGTAGATTCTTACTGTGAGGAAGATAGCGAATTGTTTGACCCAGACTTCGATTTAACTGAAGAAGAATTAAGGTCATCTGCTCAAGAAACACTTAACTCACTAAAAGCACTATAACTATGACAACTCTACTAGACTTATTCAAAAATATTGATTCTACTGAAGATGCTGACATCAAGCATACTTTAGAAGTAATGTTTGCTAAATCTGCTGCTCAAATACCTGAAGATGCTAATTGGTATTATGAGAATCAAGATAAATTAGTTCTTCAAAACTCTTCTATTAAATCTCTTGAACCCCTAAGGTACTTAACTAATGTGAAGATGTTAGTATTAGACCAAAACGATATTAGTGACATAAGCCCTCTCTTCGACTTATCTAGTTTACAACACCTCAACTTAATAGGTAATGAGATTAGCTCAGTAGGTGGGATAGAGAAGTTACAGTCACTACAGGAACTCTATTTAGGACTTAACCTAATTAAAGATGTTACTCCTCTTAGTACCTTAATTAATTTGAGGATGTTAGGACTTAGAGGTAACATAAGGATATCTGATATTAGTACCCTAACTAAGCTAACTAATTTAGTATCTCTTAACTTATCAGGTACATCTGTAAGTGATGAAGATAAGAATACTTTATTTGGTGCGATACCGGGATGTAAGGTCATAAGCTAAAGGTTTTACTAGGTTAGTTAACGTAATAAGCCTCTGCTCTTTATTGAGTAGAGGTTATTCACTAATAAATAAGGAATAGATTTATGCAAGAGAAAGAATTTACACATGAAGGCTACACTTTAATAATTAAACTTAGAGAAAAAGGTTTATTTGGTAGACTTGATGGATTGTGGAACGGTAAGTGTAGAGCTTTAAATTACTATTGTGACGCAGATACAGAAGAAGAGTTGCTTTCTAACTTTATAGCTTATGTAAATTCAGGTATTTATTAACAATCGTGAACCAAAATATTCTCTACATCACTTTCCCCTTAGGTATTAAAGAGAAAGAATTTCAGCTATCTTTAAAATCGAGTAGTAAATTAGAAGCAGCGGGAAAGATTACAGGAAGTAGGTATGAGATAGATGTCAATTCTCCTGACTCTAATTTTATAGAGTTCTATTACTATATAAGGAATAAATACGGTGTTCTATCTGAAAATCAAGAGATAGTAGTAACTAAAGCATTAAACCCAGATAAAGCTGTAATAGAACAAAAGAAAGAAGCTGATTATCAACCTTGGAAACATCTACTAACAGTTCACGATGATTTAAGGATGGAGAAAATTCTGTTCTATCCAGATAGTTGCGGATTAGAAAATGAAGAGGAAGACGCTGACTATTTAGATGATGTTAAAAGAGCAGAGATGATAAAGTCTTTGGTTACTACATTACCTGAAGAGTATAGAGATACAGATATTAAGGAGTGATTATGGAATGGTCAGATATTCCTAGATTTTCGGGTTGGGGTAGATATAGTTGCGATGTTACTTGGAACGATTTAGAATATCAAATTCAGCGATATATAAACGAGTACAATCTGACTTTAGACCCAGATTTTCAAAGAGGTCACGTTTGGTCAGAAGATAAAAGAATCGCTTATGTTGAGTATGTTCTAAAAGGGGGAAATCAAAACAGACACATCATCTTCAATCATCCGGGTTGGTTTACTGATTTTAGAGGAGAAATGACTTTAGTAGATGGAAAACAAAGGTTAGAGTCTACTAGAAGATTTCTTAATAACGAATTGCCAATATTTAACGGTACTTACAGAAAAGATTTTACTAGGGGAGGAGAGCTAAGTAGTAGAATTTCTTCTGATTATAGTTTTAAGTTCTACATCAACGACTTACGTACTAGAAAAGAGTTGTTGCAGTTCTACTTAGATTTGAATACTGGTGGAGTAGTTCATACGGAAGAAGAGATTAATCGAGTTAAAGAACTATTAGTGAAGGAAAACAATGGATACTAAACCTATTACTATTCTCACTTTATCAGGAGATAGAGAGAGCGGAAAAGATACTATTGCAGATTTATTAGTAGATAATTGGGGTTTTAAGAAGTTAGAGCTTGCTGGGTTAGCTAAAGAGATTGTGTGTAGGAAGTTAGGTCTTAAAATAGAACAACTTAAAGATAGAAAAACTAAAGAGTTGTATCGACCTGAAATTATAGCAGTAGCAGAAAAGCTAAAAGAGTTAGACTTGTTATTTCATTGTCACACTGTTACTTCTGAAATGTGGGAGTTGAGAGAATTAGGCTTTACTCGGTTTGTAGTAGCTGACGCGAGGTTCCCATACGAAGCTTTATATTTTAGAGGATTGTGCAAAAACTTTAAATCTCTCTATATTCAAAGTGACTTAGGTAAACCTCATCCAGAAGTCTATGTTGAGTCTTACATTCACAGTTATTTTGAGAAAAAGAATGGTGGAGTAATTATTAATAACAGAAAAGAAAGATACGACAGAAATAACCAAGATTTAATTAATCAGTTAGTTAAGTTTGTGAATTAGTTAGTAATAAAAGGAATAAAAATTATGTCTATTAGGCTTACTGGAGTCATTTATAGGGCTTATAACACTGTTTCCGGTAAGTCTTATGTAGGTAAATCTGTTCAACCTCTAAAAAATAGAATACAGCAGCACTATTATTCAGCTAAAAAAGCTAACCATAAATTTGCTAACGCCCTAAAATTCTATTCTTCTGAAGTATGGAAGTGGGAAATACTTGCAGAAGTTGAAATAGATAAGCTAGATGAATACGAACTTTTTTTCATCAACGACCTGGATACTTTTAATAGTGGTTACAATACTCTTCTAGAAACATACGATTTAGTTAAATCACGTAAACCTAACTATGACTCTAATAAGATTTATAATCTTTACCATAAGCAGTACGGAGATATCTCTACCACCCGAGATGAGTTGAGAAAGTTAAACTCTAGTTTAGTAACTAGGCTATCAGAATTAGAATCGGGGAAATACAAGTCTTATTTAGGTTTCGTACTAGCAGAAAATAAGAGTAACTACGAAAAATTACAAATAAATAGAAATAAAAAAGTGATTGATGTTCTAACTCTTATTCATCCTAAGTTCGGAACACATACTTTAACTAGGAAAGAGTTTAAAGAACAGTTTGGACTTACTTCAAGAGAGCTATCTTTATTAGCTCTCAAACAATGTATTTCTTCTAAAAAATGGAGATTAGTAGATGCCTCTGAAACTAAAAACTAAACAAGATAGACAAATGTGGCAATTTTTAAATCCTGACCAAAGAGTGTTTGCTAAGAGAGGTAAATGTCTTAATCTAACTGCGGATTATTTACCTGAAGATATAGCTACTAGATTTGTCTTTGTTTTTATAAAAGAGGCGATGAACGAGTATGAAATAAAAGAACGTTTAGCGATGAAATTGTTGTTTGAAAACTATATCTCTTTACATTTTGAAGAGAATGTTTTTAAAGCGACTCACCATCCCACGAAAGATACTTCTCAACCTTTTAATCTTCCTTCTGCGGTAATACGGTCATATCACTATAAAAATCTTCCTAAGAAATATCAAGAATTAGTTTTAAGTAAAATAGACATGAGCTTTGAACACATTAGCGAATTAGTAATTTGTTAATATGCCTACCTTAAAAGAATCGTTACAATCAAAAATAGATACGTTAGAAGTAGGTTATATCACACCACTACACACTTACTCACCTGATAAACTTCAAGCAGTATCAGCTAGGTCAATATGGAATGACCCTAGAATCTACAAATCTATCTTCTCACTTAAAGGACTAGGAATAGAAAAAACACTTAAGTCAGTAGTTATAGAAGTAAGAGACTCAATAGCTAGAGTTTACTATATCCTCGACTCATCTTGTTTCTTCATTGACTTTGAGTGTGATTACCAAACATTAGAACTAGTAAAGGAACTACCTACTGAGGTCATTCACTATTTAAGGATATTGTGCAGTAAGAAAGGTAGATTGGAGCTAATAGTAAGAGAAGATAACTTGTATCTCTTATTTGAAGATACATTCCCTAGTAAGATGCCAGCTAAAGAGAAGAAAGAGAAAGAAGTAGATAAGTATGTTCTATCTGTACCACTAAGGGAAGTAGTAGAACAAGATAAGTCTATTACTGAGCTTGTTAAAGAAGTAGCGGAGTTAGAAGATACCAGTCCTATTAGTTATGAAGACTTCAATGTTCCTATAGATTTTAGTAGCATAACTATTAATAAAGAACCTATTGAGTATTGGATGTCAGTAGTTAGTACACCTAAAGGAGATTTCAAAATAGTAGACACATCAGGTATTAATTCTACTTTAGTGGTATGTCCTGTAGAAGTAGGAAGAAATGCACTAATACTAGAATTCTTGCGTCTAGATATAGAAGATGAAAAGAATAAGGATAAAGTTGAAGATTTAATAGATAGGATAGACAGTTACAAAAAGTTTAAAGGGTCTTCTCCACTAAAGATTAAGAAAGCATTACAAAAAGCTCAAGAAGAAGCAGCTAAAAAGATGGGATGGATACCTGAGAAAGATGGAGATATAGAATATCACTATCCAGATTATTTAGATAACTATGAAGAAGATATACAAGACTTAAATGATGCAGTAGACTTAGTTAATGACTTCATGGAGATTGATAATGAGTAACCTAACTGAGTCACTCTCATTCATAGGGCAGTTAATAGATAGAGAAGATAGTCCTTACAGTAAAAATATAGATGAGCCTACCCCGTTAGAAGAGAAATGTAGGTTAGTAGAGGAAGTCAAAGAGAAATTCTTAGCTGACCTGTGTGAATGTGGTATTAGTTCTATTACTTGTAAGGTTGCTTGGGATATAGCTGAGAGAATAGAAGGAGCAGATGAAGGTCTTAATAAAGGCTTCTTACATACTGTTCTTAACTACATAGAGGTATTAGAGAATTACTACTATGACATTCAAAATGAGTTTAATGCAAAGTTAAGAGATATTGTAGAAGGTAAAAATGTATAAGATACTATGAGTAGACCTATAAATGGTTCAAATAAACTGTCTTTATTTGAAAAAGATGTAGAAGATGAGTGGAAGACTTGCGTGTATAAGCTTAATAGGATAAGAAGCTACGATACTTCCAATTTTTATAGGTACGAAACAATCAAAAAATATTGGGAAGATAGGTTAAAAGCTTTAGCCTTAGTAGCTCATAAAGAGAAAGTAGGTTGGAAAAATAATGTTAGCTGGTTAAAGATTTTAGAAGCTAAGTATCCTAGTGGAATAGATTGGAGAAACTATTTGAGTGAAGTGCAATAAATGCAAAGGAGACATCTACTTAACTAAAACTCTACTAACTATTAAAGGAAGTGACCAGTCTATAACCTTAAGAGTTTCTACTTATATTTGTGATAGATGTAAGAAGATGACTTTTAAGAAAGAAGTTATAGATAGATTAGAAAGAATCAGGTTAGCATTAACTCATCAAGTTTATCCAAAATAATAAGTAATGCCGAGAATTAGTTTTGGAGATAAGGAGTTTGGTTATCAAGGTGAGTATATTTATAAAGGATTTGAATTAAATATCCACAGAAATCAAGATGGTTTCTATAACGGTCACGGTAGAGGAGGGTACTATTGTTATACTAATTCTCAACGAGACATTAAGTTAAAAAGAGCTTTTAGACTTTGGGTTAACTCTTTACCAGAAGAAGCTTTTACGGATAAAGATAACTGGATTAAGAGCTTTAAATATATCGACTGCATGAAAACTGAATTTGTAGAGTAACTTACCACTAAAATCTACTCAAGTTAAAAAAGTTTGTGTTACAGTATAAATACACGTAGTTAAGGATTAGTGAATAATGACAATTCAAATGGTTCAGAAGGAAGTTGACGGGATTGAGTTTTATGTTTCTGCTGATGGAACTCAAAGTGGAATGAGTATTAGTGGTTTAGCTAGGTTATGTGGAATTAGTAGGCATGGGATACATGACCTCCTTCAAAAAATCCAGCTAAATGATGGTGCAAGTAAAAAGCCCTCTGAGGCACTGAAAAGCTTATGGGGTAAGGATTTGTACCTGCAAGTAGAGGCAGATAAAAATGCTCAAGTTATTCCAGCAGATGTTTGTGCAGCAGTAATAGAATACTACGCTTTTGAGAGTAAAGCTGCTAACGATACCGCTAAATTTTCTTTTAGAAAGTTCTCTAGTAAAGGGATGGACTTGTGGATAAAAGAAGTTACGGGTTACAAACAAAATCAAATCCCAGAATCCAGAGAGATATTGTCTCTACTACAGCAGTTATTAGTAAAAGTAGATAGTTTGGAAAAAGACTCGAAAGAATATAGGAATCTTAGAGGTAGAAGTGTTAAAACATTTCCTGCTTTAGATAAAACACTTGAGGAGTTTGCTATTGAAGGAGAATCACTGCCAGAAGAGAATCCACAAAACTATACACTCACTGAATGGGTACACCTGACAAAGAGAGGCATTACTCTTGACAACTCTACTAAACATAGGTTTGCTTTGCTGGTATCTGAAACCTACAAGAGTGTAACAGGTAACGAGCCTAAGAAGGAGCATCGACAAGATAAAGAGACTAAGAAGAGAAATAACAGCGTGTCTGTATATAGCTATACTGAGTTTCCTATTCTCCAGTTGGCTTGGAATAAGTTGTTTAATGTATAACAGATAGATTTTGTTAGTCTATTTTCTGTCCGACTCCCTCGACGTAGAAGAGAATGACGTTAAACTATTGATCCCTTAATCAAAGGAAGAAAACAATGACTAAAGATACTAAAAGAGTAGATGAACTAGAAGTAGGGGATGTAGTAATCTTTTCAGGTTGTAAAGGCCCAAGCACTATTTCTAATATAAAAAACAAGACAAGATATGGTAGACGGTAGATTTCTGCTATATGTAATTCACACAAAAGAGTATGAAGATTCTGTTACTTATCTTGGAGAAGCAGAAGCCACTTACTTAGGCAATAACAAAGAGGAGAAAATTATGAAAGAACAGAAAGTAGATTGTTCAGCTCTATATCCATACTTTGATTCATTAGCTAATGATGAAGCTACCCTTACTCACACTAACATCCCTGTTTATGTAAAACAACAACTAAGGATTATCCATGAACTGTTTGAAGGAGTTCTTGACCTTTCATTAGGAGAAGTGAAGACACTTTACTTTGAAAGAAAGATGAGTAAGCAAGAAATTAAAAGTGAATATAAGAAATTTCCTAAAACGGTACTTAGGAAGATAAAGGACTTACAACCGGGAGATAAAGTAGTAATTCCTAAATGGCTGTGTAATGATTTAGTGGGAGTCAACGTGATAGATAAAGAGAGGGAATTAGTTCTTTTAAATTAGTTCATGTTAAGCTGAAAAGTAAATAGCAGCATGAACACAATATACCTTGATGCGGGGTTTAGTCGATTAGGTTGGGCTATTAGTAAGGGAAGTGAACTAACTACTTACGGAACTTACACTACATCACCTAAACAAGATAACGGAGAAAGGTTAGATAGTATCTACAAGTATTTATCTAGCCTTATCCTTACGCATGAGATTAAAGATTGTTTGATAGAGTTACCTGTATTAGCAGGAGTTAATGGGTCTAACTTATCTAAAGTAGTTGGATTAGTAGAGATGCTTTGTTACATACATTCTATTAAGTATAGATGTATCTCTCCTAAGTCAATGAAGTTACAGCTTACTGGTAAAGGTAATGCTAGTAAGGAAGAAGTGAGATTCTGGGTTTCTAAAGAGATAGATGTATCTAAGATTTCTAAGAAAGAGTTAGATACTATTGATGCTATTGGATTATTTGTAGTAGATAGGAGAAACAGATGAGTAAAAGGGGAGATACTATTGTTATTCAAGCAGATTATGTTCAATGTTCTATTTTTATAGATATAGAATCTGTAATCTGGAGTACAGAAGATATAGACAAATTGTTTGAGGTTATCTGGAACTATAGTATTCATAAAGAAAGTGTAGAACTAGAAATAGTAAGCTCTGGTAAAAACAAACCTACTAAACAATGGATTTATTGG